TCATACAATGTGCGGACGACCTATGGGCTTCGTCGGTCGCGAAGTTCCAACGCGCCGCTAATCTCGCTGATCGAGATGATGGACGAGTGCGTGGGGCGTTTGTCTTTTCTGGGGGTTCAGCAACGGGACGTGCTTCGAGCTTTGGACTGCAAGTCCACAACTTCCCGCGCAAGTGCGCGAAAGAACCTCAACTAGTCCGCGATGCGATGGTGCAGGGCGGCGAAATCGTCCCGCAGTATGGCAAGCGCGTCACGGACGTGCTGAAGCAGATGCTGCGCCCGGCGCTGCTGGCGCAGGACGGCGCTGCGCTGGTGGTGGCCGACTGGTCGTCCATTGAGGCGCGTGTCAACCCGTGGCTGTCTGGCCGGGGCGATGACAAGCTGGAGATCTTTCGCAATGGCGGCGACGTTTACAAGGTGAACGCATCGGCAACGTTTCGTGTACCTGTCGCCGAGGTGACGGGCGATCAACGCCAAGTCGGCAAGGTGCAGGAACTCGCGTGTGGTTTTGCGGGTGGCGTCGGCGCGTTCGCGGCGATGGGCCGGATCTACGGTCTGCTCTTGCCTGAACCGGAGGCCAAGCGCATGGTGGACGGCTGGCGTCGAGCCAACCCGTGGGCCATGCCGTTCTGGGACAGCTTGGAGCGGTGCTACACCGCCGCCATGCGCCACAAGGGTAAGGAGTTCACCGCCGGACGGATCACTTACTTGTTCGACGGCGTCCACCTCTGGTACGCTCTGCCGTCTGGGCGCATTCTTTGCTACCCATTCGCCAAGCTGGAGGAAGACGGCGTCACTTACGCCAAGGCGGCATGGAAGCCCGCCGCAGACGCCAAGGAATGGCCCCGCGCCCGCCTGTGGCGTGGTCTGGCCTGCGAGAACGTTACGCAGGCGACGGCCAACGACATTCTGCGCTACGCTCTGCGTTCGCTGGACGCTGACGGGTTCGAACCCGTGCTGCACGTCCACGATGAGATCGTGCTGGAGACGACAGATCCTGAAGCAGCCGAGCAGGCCATGCAGCGCGCGATGTGTACGCCGCCCGCATGGGCCGCCGGTCTGCCGCTGGGGATCGAGACGAGCATAATGACGCGCTATGGGAAGGGGTAGGACATGCAAGAGCAACAATTTATCGACTACATCGTAGGGCTTGCGCCGGAGGGAGAGACGGCGCTGCTGGTGTGCCAGAAGCCTATCATGCGCGACGGGGCGCAGCAGACCCATCTGGACGGCTCGCCTAAGTACACCTGGCCCGCCTATCTGCCCACCAAGCCGCGCAAGAGCGGTGAGGCGTGGTATCTCAACACCGGTTCGTTCATGGCCGCGCGGTTCTTGGATGGTAAGGTTAGCGCCAGCGCCGCGAACTGTGACTACGTCCTCGCCATGATGCTGGACGACATTGGCACCAAGTCCAAGATCCCGCCCCTGCCGCCGACATGGATCATGGAGACCAGCGAGGGGTCGTTTCAGTGGGGTTACGGGTTCAGCGACCAGCCGTCCAAGGGTGAGTTCAGCGCGGCGATCACCGCCATCGCCGTGGCGGGCTACACAGACCCCGGCGCAACCAACGCAGTACGCAACTTCCGCATTCCTGGATCAGTCAACCTGAAGCCGGGCCGCGATTTATTCCGCGCGCGTCTGATCGAGTTCCATCCAGACCGCGAGTATACCTTGCCGCAGATCTGCGAGGCGCTGGAGGTGACGCCAGCGGAGGCGGATACCGCCCGCAACTTGGCGTTCAAACTGCGCGACACCGGCATGGACACTGTGCTGGAGTGGCTGAACGACAAGGCGCTGGTGCTATCACACGTCAACGCCGAGGGATGGATGGGCATTGTATGCCCTAACCACGCCATGCACTCGGACGGCCAGATCGGAGCCCGCTACAAGCCGCTCGACCGCTCGTTCTGTTGCTACCACGGCCACTGCGATGGGTTCAATACGCAGGCATTTCTATCGTGGGTCCATGACAACGGCGGACCGCGCGTCTCGCCAGGTCTGCGCGACGAGTTGCTGGCGCAGCATATGCAGTCCACGCTGTCCAAGCTGTCACCTACTGAGGCGTTCCCTGACGAGGCCGCGCGCGTCATCGCGGAGGTGGAGCGCAAGGAAGTCGGGCGAGTAGACAAGGCGCAGTGGTACGAGCGTTTCGCCTACGTTGTGGAGGACGACGCTTACTTCGACATGGACGCCCGCACCGAGTTGAGCCGTGGGTCTTTCAACGCGATCTTCCGCCACGTCAACTGCAAGTCGATCCATATGAGCGGCAAGAGCGCCCGCCGGATTGAAGCGTCGGTCTGCTATGACGAGAACCGCGCCGCCGCCAACGCCCGCCTGTTGCGCGGCATCACCTACGCTGCCGGTGACGGCGTCCTGGTCGCCCGCGACGGCGACGTGTACGGCAACCGCTGGCGCGACGCCCGGCCCAGCCTGGACGGCGTCGCAGCCGGTGACGTGTCGCTCTGGATCGAACACTGCCGGGCGCTGGTGCCTGAAGAGGCTGAATTGAACCACTGTCTTGACGTGATGGCGTTCAAGCTCCAGAACCCGCGCGTCAAGATCAACCACGCGGTCCTGCACGGCGGCGACGAGGGGTCTGGCAAGGATACCATGTGGGCTCCATTCATCTGGAGCGTCTGCGGCGCGGGGCTCAAGAACCGGGGTCTGGTGGACAACGATGGGCTCAACTCCCAGTGGGGGTATGCGCTGGAGAGCGAGATCCTGATCCTGAACGAGTTGAAGGAGCCGGAGGCGTCGCAGCGCCGCGCGCTTGCCAACAAGCTGAAGCCCATCATCGCCGCCCCGCCGGAGACGCTGCCGATCAACCGCAAGGGATTGCACCCCTATGATATGGTCAACAGAATGATGGTCTTGGCGTTCACGAACGATCCCGTGCCGATCTCGATCAGTTCGGGCGATCGCCGCTGGTTCTGCATCTGGTCGTCCGCCGGGCGCATGGACCCAAGCGCGGCGCAGGACATGTGGCGCTGGTATCGCAGCGGCGGGTTCGAGACCATCGCCCGGTGGCTGGCTGACCGCGACGTGTCCAAGTTCAATCCGTCTGCGCCGCCCATGTGGACCGAGTTTAAGGAGAACCTGATCGAGAACGGCATGAGCATGGCCGAGAGTTTCATTCTCACGCAGATACGCGCCAGGACGGACGAGTTCAGGCTTGGCGTCGTCGCCACGCCATTCTACGGCATCTGCGACCGCTTGATGGCTGTCGGTCCCGCAGGCGTCAAGATTCCGCCGTCTGCGCTGCTCCACGCCCTCAAGGAGGCCGGGTGGATCGACCGGGGGCGCGTGGCGTCTGTGGAGCATCCCAGCCGCCGCCATGTGTTCGTCGCGCCAGAGTTCGCCAAGGAGCGCAAGACCACGCTCCGCAACATGCTAGAGCCTGGCGCAAGCGGCAACGTCGTCAATCTGCCCGGTCGGCGAGCCTAACGAAAGACCCCCGGCGCGTGAGCGACCGGGGGCAAGTTGCGTTTAGGACAAACACTAGAACTAGGCTACTAGACACCTCGCAATCTACGCCGGGGCGGACGCCCCAGCGATCCGGCGCATCGCCAGATTACTTTTACGGCCTTGCCGCAAACTCATCATCATCGCGCAGCGCACGGGTGGCGACGGACCACGCGCTCTCGATCTCGCGGGGTGGCGTGTCCTCGATCACGCGCAGCGCAGCGCGAAGGTTCTCGATCTGATACTGGTAGCGTTCGGTTGCCTCGTCAATCGCGTTGGCGGTGGCGCGCTCGTCGATCTGTAAGACGTTGAGCAGCGCGCCAATCTCGCGCTCCATCTCTTCATGGAACATGGCCTGCTTGCGGCCCTCGCAGTAGTAGGCCAGCAGCGCCGCCTCATGGATGGATTTGGCTAGAATCTGGATCTTCACATATGTGACCGCATCGTGTTCGTTTACGTCGATCTGGAATGACATGCTAGGCTCCCCTGGTTGACGGTGGACCATCGCACGGCAGCGCGATGGTGTAAAGGATTATTCTGCGTCCAATGCTTTGCGGGCTGTCCAAATCATATCTTTTGGCGACGGGAAATCATCGTCACCCTGTTCTATTATATCCCGCAGCGCCGCCTCCAGCTTCTCGATGCGGCTGGCGGCTTCTGGTCCGTCTGGATTTCGAATTTGGCTGACATACCCATTTTCAAATCGCTCTAAGATGGTTTGATCGCGCAGCCGCTTCACAAGATCATCGTTCATTTATCTTCCTCCCCATTGTCGGGTTATTGCGCCCGCGCACCTGCGGGTTAGGCCAGACCCATATCTCGCCAGTGTCGTCTTGGATGCAGACCCATAGCAGGTGGTGTTCGTCGCCGTTGTCGATCAGGAAGTGCGCCAGCGCCCGCCCCAGCGGCGTGGTGAGCGGAATGGTTGGGTTCAATTGCAGCATCATGGCCGTCCCTCCGTCAAGAACGCAGGCACGTCCAGCGGCTCGTCGTCTGGCCGGTCAGGCATGGTCGCGCGGGGCAGCTTGCGGGCGTCGGCCAGGTCACGCACTACCAGTTCGAAGTAGCCCGCGCCGTCCTGCCAGTGGTCCAGATAACTAGGATCGCCACACAGGATGCGCGCCACCTTGTCGGCGACCACCTCCAGCGCCTGCGCCTGCGCCACGTCGAGGCGATTCCAATTGCGC